CAAGTTGCATCATGCAAAGTATAGATTTGGATTTACTGGAACTTTAGATGGCACACAGACGCACAAGTGGGTGTTAGAGGGACTGTTTGGACCATCATATAAAGTAACAAGAACTGATGAGTTAATGAGACAAGGACATCTCTCTCAACTTGATATTCAATGTCTTGTACTTAAACATCCTCCACAAAATTTTGATGTGTATGAAGATGAGATACAGTATTTAATCACTCACGAACAGAGAAATAATTTTATTAAAAATCTTTCTTTAGATCTTAAAGGTAACACGCTTATACTTTTCCAAAGAGTTGAAGCACACGGACAGGTGCTCTACGATAAGATAAATAATAACAAGCGAGATGACCGTAAGGTATTTTTTGTACATGGCGGGGTAGATGCAGAAGAAAGAGAGCGAGTAAGAGAAATTACAGAAAGAGAAAACAACGCTATCATTGTTGCTTCTTATGGAACTTTTTCTACAGGTATCAATATTAAAAATCTCCATAATGTCATCTTTGCCTCTCCAAGTAAATCCAGAATCCGTAATCTTCAAAGTATTGGACGAGTTCTTAGAAAAGGAAAGGATAAAGTAAAAGCAACATTATATGACATCTCAGATGATTGTTCAACAAAGTCCAGACGAAATTACACACTCAATCATTTCATAGAAAGAATAAAAACTTATAATGAAGAAAAATTTAATTATGAGATTATAACCATTCAATTAAGGGGGCAGTTATGATAGAAGATGATTTTTATGCAACAGTCAAACTTAAATCTGGAGAAGAGATTTTTGCTAAAGTAGCAGCTTCTGATGAAGATGACAGAACAATGCTTTTAGTAACAAATCCAGTAATTGTTTCTGAAATAAAAACAAAGACAGGATCTCCTGTAGGATATAAAGTAGAACCTTGGTTAAAGACAACAACAGATGACATGTTCATTATCAATTTCGATAATGTGTTAACGATGTCAGAGTCGTCTGATATTGAAATGATAATGATGTATCAAAATTATGTGCGTCAATCTCAAACTAATGGATCAGAAAATAACTCAAAGATTAATCGTAGAATGGGATACCTTGGTAATGTCAATGATACTAAAGAACTTTTAGAAAAGATCTATAAAAGCAAAGGTACTAAAGAGAGCTAATACTTCTCTTGAACCCCCACAAAGGTAATTGTACAGGTATTTCAGAACCTTGTCAAGTGTGTTTAAAGATGATATAATCTATACATAATATGAGATAAATTTATGATTCAACCAGGTATGGCAAAAAGAAAAAGATCAGAACACTATGTAAATAACAAAGAGTTGCTGGCAGCTATGGTTGCTTATCGAAGTGAAGTTGAAAGAACTTTCCTTGTGAAGTATGGTAGGGAACCGACTAAACAAGATAGATCTCAGCATTGGGATACAAAACCACCAATTCCAAGATACATTGGTGAGTGTTTTTTAAAGATTGCAAATCATCTATCATTCAAACCAAACTTTGTCAACTACATGTTCAAGGAGGACATGATCTCTGATGGAATCGAAAATTGCGTTCAGTACATTCATAATTTTAATCCTGAGAAATCCCAAAATCCTTTTGCTTACTTTACGCAGATTATTCATTATGCGTTTCTCCGTAGGATCCAAAGGGAAAAGCGTCAGTTAGAAATTAAGAATAAAATTATTGAACGGTCTGGATACAGTGAGGTGTTTGACGACAACAACACCCTTGACGGATCGAACTACTCAGACTATAATAGCATCAAAGACGCTGTGCATTCCAAGCTCCGTAATTGATGAAAGTTGCAATCATTACCGATCAACATTTTGGTGCTCGTAAAAACTCTAAGTTATTTCATGATTACTTTTTGAAGTTTTATAATGATACCTTTTTTCCCACTCTTCAGAAAGAAGGTATCACTACGATTGTAGATATGGGAGATACCTTTGATAGTCGTAAAGGAATTGATTTCTCTGCTTTATCTTGGGCAAAAGATAATTACTATGATCCTCTAAGGGATATGGGTATCCGTGTTCATACAATTGTTGGTAATCATACTGCATATTACAAGAACACAAATGATGTGAATGCAGTAGACTTGCTTCTTCGCGAGTATGATAATGTCACAGTTTATTCGGAAGCAACTGAAGTCAAGTTGGGTAATCTCAACACACTTTTCATACCGTGGATTAATCAGGAAAATGAAAAAAAGACTTATCAATTTATTGAAAAGACAAATTGCAAATGCGCGATGGGGCACCTTGAGCTCCAGGGATTTAGAGTTAATCGACAAATCGTCATGGATCATGGTCATTCGGGCGAACTATATTCAAAGTTCACCAAGGTCTTCAGCGGTCACTATCACACTCGATCGAATGATGGACGGATCTTCTACTTGGGAAATCCATACGAAATCTACTGGACAGATGTTGGTGATAGGAGAGGATTCACCCTCTTTGATACAGAAACTCTTGAACATGTTTCAGTAGATAATCCTTATAGACTTTTCTATAACATTTACTATGAGGATACTGATCATCAAACTTTTGATGCTCGTGAGTATGAAGACAAAATTGTAAAGGTTATTGTTCGCAAAAAAACCGATACAAAAAAATTCGAGAAGTTTATCGATAAACTATATGCTTCGGGAGTAGCAGAACTCAAAGTTGTTGAGAACTTTGATTTTGGTGGTTGGTATAATGAAGAAGACTTTAATCCTCTTGAATCTGAAGATACTCTTTCTATATTGAATAGGTATATTGAGGAAGCAGAGATTAGTCTTGATAAATCTTTGATTCAAAAAATCATGCAAGAAATTTATCAGGAAGCATGTGAGTTAGTCTAAATGTACATCTTAACAATCTACGGAAAGGAAACACAAGGAGCATATTCTGTTATCGATGACGATGGCGAAGACATTTTATATTTGTTTGAAGGCGAAGATGATGCTACAAGATATGCTATGATGTTGGAGGACGAAGGTGCTCCCGAGATGCATGTTATAGAAGTAGATGATGAGGTAATGGTAAAAACTTGTGAACTGCATGATTACAAGTATACTATTATCACAAAGCATGATGTTGTAATTCCACCCAAAGAGCATGATTTTATTTGAGACCATTCGTTGGAAAAATTTTCTTTCAACAGGTAATCAATATACGGAAGTTAATTTTACTGAAAATAATACTAACCTAATCATTGGAACGAATGGTGCGGGTAAGTCAACTGTTCTTGATGCTTTGACTTTTTCTTTGTTTGGAAAACCGTTTCGTAAAATTAATAAACCTCAACTGATCAACTCTACGAATGAAAAGGATTGTAGAGTCGAAGTTTGTTTCTCTGTCAATAACACAGACTGGAAGATTGTTCGTGGAATCAAACCAAATATATTTGAGATCTGGAGGAATGATTCTTTAATGGATCAATTTTCAGCTGCTATAGATCAGCAGAAGTGGTTGGAACAAAATGTACTTAAGATGAATTATAAGTCCTTTACCCAAATTGTGATTCTGGGCAGTAGCACTTTTGTTCCTTTTATGCAACTTACTACAAATAATCGTAGAGAAGTTATTGAAGATTTGTTGGACATCAAGATATTCTCGTCCATGAATACAATTATCAAGGAAAAGATTAGGCAAGGTAAAGAAGATATTAAAGTTCTTACTTTAAAGAAAGAGTCTTTGACTGAGAAACTTACTATGCAAGAGTCTTTCATTGATGGACTTGAAAAACTTGGGAAAGAGAGTATCGAAAAGAAAGAAAAGAAAGTAACAGAACTCCTTGCAGAAGTTGAAGTGTATATGCATGATAATTCTACAGTGGAAGAAAGTATCTTTGCTTACACAAAAGAACAGGAGTATGCTACTGGGGCAACACAAAAACTTCGTAAACTTGGCCAACTAAAAGGTAAGATTTCTAACAAGGTATCAACGATTACTAAGGAGCATAAATTTTTTACGGAACATACGGTTTGTCCTACCTGCAATCAGGACATTGAAGAGACCTTTAGAATAAATAGAATCAAGGACGCTCAAGTTAAAGCAAAGGAGTTGCAAACCGGTTATAAAGAACTGGAAGAAGCAATTAAAGACGAAGAAGAGCGAGAGCGTCAATTCACTGCCCTATCGAAGGAGATTTCAAAACTCAATAATGACATTTCTCAGAACAATGTTAGGATTACTGGATGTCAAAGACAAATCAGTAGTCTGGAATCGGAAGTTCAAAGAACTACCGACCAACTTGCAAACAGAAATACTGAACATGAGAAGTTAGAAACCTTCAAGAACAATCTAAAAACTACATACGACGAATTATCTTCAAGGAAGGACACCATTAACTATTACGATTTTTCGTATAGTTTACTAAAAGACGGTGGAGTTAAATCCAAAATTATCAAGAAGTATCTACCGCTGATCAATCAGCAAGTAAACCGTTATCTACAGATGATGGACTTCTACATAAACTTTACTCTTGATGAAGAGTTTAACGAAACCGTTCAGTCCCCAATTCATGAAGATTTTTCTTATGCTTCTTTCAGCGAGGGAGAGAAGATGAGAATCGACCTGGCACTCTTGTTTACCTGGAGAGAGGTAGCAAGGATGAAGAACTCTGTCAATACAAATCTACTCATCATGGATGAAGTCTTTGACAGCTCTCTTGATGGATTTGGGACGGAAGAATTTCTCAAGATTATTAAGTACGTTGTAAAGGATGCGAACATCTTTGTCATCTCCCACAAGTCTGGTCTGGAAGACAGGTTTGATAATGTGATGCGTTTTGAGAAAGTTAAAGGATTTTCTCATAAGGTATTGTAAAGAATAATTGCGTCACCTATCGATAATGTTAAATTTGACAAAAACTTCATTAAGTTAGCATACGCTGACTAAATAATAACAGAATTGGAGAAATGGATGTAGTAAACTCCCTTTGTTATTTCTTTCATGAGGAGAGCATCATGCACAATCTAGTATCATTTAATCAATTAGCAGACTGGACTAAAAGTCTTAATAAACTTAGTCAAACTCTGGACACTACAATGGAGGAGAGCGATCAAATCAACGATTATTACGAATGTTTAATCGACTGTAGTGACGACCAATCAACATGTAAACGTATTTGCAGAGCAATTTTAACCTGACCGAGACCAACCAATTGGAGAACTGTCACCTAATACCCCCGCCATAAGGTGGGGGTTTGGTATTATAGGTGCATACGCAAAGAACTCTGATGTCTGTCAAACACGAGATCAAGTCCCAACTCGCTAAACTGCTTGCCACTGAGGATCTGATCGTGGAGCACAAGCAAGTTGAGACTGCTTGCTTTAATGTTCATACTCGTGTTCTGACTCTGCCGATGTGGGAAAGGGCAAGCAATACAGTGTATGATCTTCTGGTAGGTCATGAAGTTGGCCATGCACTGTTCACCCCTGATGAGAACTGGTTGAAGACCATAAAGGTTCCCCCTCAGTTTGTGAATGTTGTTGAGGATGCTCGTATTGAGAAACTAATGAAGCGCAAGTACATGGGACTTGCAAAGACTTTTTTCAACGGATATCGAGAACTTAATGAGCAGGACTTCTTTTCTATATCTGATGATGATATTTCTGATTTCAATCTTGCTGATCGTGCAAATCTATACTTTAAGATTGGTAATTTTATAGATCTTGAGTTTACTGAAGATGAACATGAGATTATTGATCTAATCGCATCAACGGAAACTTTCGCGGATGTGTTGATTGCTGCTGAGACTCTGTATAAGTTCTGTAAGAAGAAGCAAGAAGAAAAAGTTTCTGACATCACTCCTCCACCTCAAAAAGGTGGTGATTCAGATTCACCAGCAAATGATTTGGTAGAGGATCAGAATGACAACCCTGGTGAGGGTTCATCGGGTGAAGACGAAGAGCAGAGTGATGTTGCCGAGAGCGAGCCTGCGAATAAATCTGCACCGACTATAGATGAACCTGAAGTTCAGACTGCTGATTCTTTGGCAGATAATTTGAACGAACTTGTGAATCTTGATGGTAAAGAGAATGTTTATGTAGAAATTCCCAAAGTAAATCTAAAGTACATTATTGCAAAAAACTCTGATGTTCATCGTGAAATTGATAACTGGTTCAACTATCAACAAAATCAGTTCACTCGCAATCTTTTTGAGACGGTAGACCAGGACTTTGTAAAGTTTAAGCGATCCTCGCAAAAAGAAGTTAACTATCTGGTTAAAGAGTTTGAGTGTAAGAAAGCAGCAGACTCTTATGCTCGTGCTACCACCTCTCGCACTGGCGTTCTTGATTGTGGAAATCTTCATACATATAAGTTCAATGAGGATCTATTCAAGAAGGTAACAGTTCTTCCTGATGGTAAGAACCATGGTCTTGTTTTTATTCTTGATTGGAGTGGATCTATGTCTCGGGTTCTGCTTGACACAATCAAACAGCTCTATAATTTGATGTGGTTCTGTAAGAAAGTTTCTATTCCCTTTGAGGTCTATGCTTTCACGAATGAGTGGAAGAAACCTGAGTATAATTATGAAACTGGAGAGGTTATCTTTCCTGCTGATCGAACTCTATCTTATGAAAAGAAAGAGAATCTTCTTTCCGTCTCTGAAGATTTTTCTCTTATGAATATGTTCACCAGTAAAGTGAACGGTAAGCAACTGGAACATCAGATGATCAACATCTGGAGGATTGCAAAATCATTTTCTGACTTCTACCATAGTGGATACTCTACTCCTGTTCGTTTAAGTTTGTCTGGAACACCTCTGAATGAAACTCTGGTTTGCTTGCATCAGATTCTTCCAGAGTTTCAGAAAGAAAATAAAGTTCAGAAAGTTCAGTGCATCATCTTGACTGACGGTGAAGCAGCTCACCTTACCCATCATGTTCAAGTTCAGCGTCATTGGGAAGATGAACCATACATGGGCCGTCGTCAACTTCATGGTGGTTCTTTCCTCAGAGATCGTAAGACTGGTAACACATACCAAATTCCTTATGGGTGGCATGGATTCTCTGATCTAATGCTTCAGAATCTTAGAGATAACTTCCCCACGGTCAACTTTGTTGGTATCCGTGTTCTTGAGAGCCGTGATGCTAATAGTTTTATCAAGATGTACTATGATCAGTTTACTAACGAATACCAGAAAGTTTATAGTGACTGGAAGAAACTTCGTAGTTTTACGATCAAAAATTCTGGATATCATGCGTACTTTGGACTTTCTTCAAACACACTCTCTCAAGACTCTGAGTTTGAGGTTGACGATGATGCAACTAAGGCAAAGATCAAATCAGCATTCATTAAATCTCTCAAAACTAAGAAACTAAATAAGAAAGTTCTTGGCGAATTTATTTCTTTGGTTGCATGACAAAGAAAAGAGACTGGAAAGAAATAGCAAAAGCATCAGAGAAGGATCCTAAGGTCATAGAGATCCTCACCAATGGTCCTAAATCTTTATCTCAGGCATATCTACTTCAGGCCATGAGATACAAATATGGACAGTACAATAAGTGACCACATGGGGGTCCGTGGCCCCCTTTCCTATCCTATAATGACTTCAGTTCAAACAAACCAAATGAGTCTTTCTAAAGAAGGCATCGTTAACTCTCTTCAAGATCTCTACGGAGAGTCTGTTACCAGTGCAGATATCAAAGCATGGTGTATGATCAATGATTGCAACTATCAGACCGTTTCTAATAAACTGACCGACTATAAAATTGGTCGTGGTAAGTGGAACCTAACTGTTACTGAAAAATTAGAACAGACCTATCAGGCACCAACTGCAATTCCTGCAGTAGAGCAAAACCTTATTCCTGCAAAAGATGATAACTTCGTCAGCTTTGGTAACTTCGCTGATATTAAAAAGATTATTAAGTCCAGTTTGTTCTATCCAACGTTCATTACGGGTCTTTCGGGTAATGGTAAAACGTTCTCTGTGGAGCAAGCATGTGCTCAACTCGGAAGAGAACTTATCCGTGTAAACATTACTATTGAAACAGATGAAGATGATCTTATTGGCGGTTTCCGCCTTGTTGATGGCGCTACCGTCTGGCACAATGGCCCAGTCATTGAAGCACTCCAGCGAGGAGCTATCTTGCTCCTTGACGAGATCGACCTTGCCTCTAATAAAATTCTCTGTCTCCAAAGTATCCTTGAAGGAAATGGAGTCTTTCTCAAAAAAATTGGGAAGTTTGTACACCCCACTGCAGGTTTCAACGTCATCGCAACCGCAAACACTAAAGGTAAAGGTTCAGACGACGGACGATTCATTGGAACTAACGTGCTCAATGAAGCCTTCCTTGAGCGATTCCCAGTAACCTTTGAGCAAGAGTATCCCACTGCTGTTACTGAGATTAAAATTCTTAGTAAAATGTGTGCCGACGATAATTTCTGCAAACGACTTGCTGATTGGGCAGACATCATCCGTAAGACCTTCTATGATGGTGGTATTGAAGAGATCATCAGTACTCGCCGTCTGGTTCACATCGTGAAGGCATACAGTATTTTTGGAGATAAGGCAAAGGCAATTCAGGTTTGCGTTAATCGTTTCGATGATGAAACTAAGCAAGCATTTCTGGAATTGTATGATAAAGTTGATGCTGACTTCGTAATGCCCATTGACGGAGAGGTGGTCTCCTGATATAATATGACTAACTCATGGTCCTTTCTATTTGACGAATTAAATATGTCTAATCAAGATTATTGGGAAGAGGACGGATTCAGTGTTGTGGGTAATCCAGGCACTGCATCCCCAGACTCCATCGTTTTCGGTGGTTCTCGTCTTCCAGGTGGTATGGGTGATGATCACATCACATTTACTACAGATGTTCCTATTACTAAAACTTCTAATTCTAAAAGGAAGTATAGTGAAGATGAAATCATCAAAGAACTGAAAGATTACATTACCCGAACATATGACCAGCATTATTCTGCTGGTGATGATAAGATTCAAACTCTTGATCTTATCGAAGCTTGTGGTGATGGTGAGGCATTCTGTCGCAGTAACATTCTCAAGTATGCGTCACGATATGATAAGAAGGGCACTGCTCGTCGTGACATTATGAAGATTCTGCACTATGCTGTCCTTCTAATGCATTTCAATGACAAGAATGCAAAGCGTGAAACTTACCCCCAGTGATGAAAATTCGTAATCCTATGAAACTCTCCGATAAAACTATTTCTGTCCTGAAGAATTTTTCTTCCATCAATCAGTCCATTCTTTTCAAGGAGGGTAATAAACTTCGCACTATTAGTGTGATGAAGAACATTCTTGCAGAAGCAACAATTACTGAAGAATTTGCTAAAGACTTTGGTGTTTACGATCTCAACCAGTTTCTTAATGGTCTGAGTCTCCATCAGAGACCTGAACTTGACTTTGGTAATGACGGTTATGTTGTAATCCGTGAAGGTAAGATGCGGTCTAAGTATTTCTTCGCTGACCCGAATGTCATTGTCACTCCCCCTGACAAAGAGATTACCCTTCCTTCTGAAGATGTCTGCTTTGAAGTAAGTACTGAACAACTGGATAAACTGCTGAAAGCAGCTGCTGTCTATCAACTGCCTGACTTGTCTGCTGTTGGTGGTAATGGTGTTGTCAAACTGGTTGTTCGGGATAAGAAGAACGATACATCTAACGACTTTGCTATTGTTGTTGGTGAGACTGACTCTGAGTTCTCTTTCAACTTCAAAGTTGAGAATATCAAAGTTCTGCCTGGAACTTATGATGTGGTTGTGTCTCAGAAACTTCTCTCTCGATTCACATCCAAGAATCACGACCTGACTTATTATATTGCTCTGGAACCAGACTCTACGTTTGTTGCAGCATGATCGAAGTAGTTGATAACTTTGCTCCTCAAGACTATTTTGAATTGATTCAAAACCATGTTCTGAGTTGGGATCAGGAATGGTATTATCAAGCAAACATCACTGCAGGTGTGTTTGAAAAAAAAGGTCTTGGGAAGCACGGATTCAACTGTCATGTTGTTCGAGATGGTGAAATGATTCCTTCATATGAAGCAGGCCTTCTTACAGATCTACTAAACAAAATGAAAACCGGTATTGGTCGTAAGAATATTGTTAGATCAAGACTGGACATGACAATTTATGTTCCTGGTGGTATGAGATGTGATCCTCATGTGGATAGTCCATATCCTCACATTGCCACTATTTTTTATTTGAATGATTCTGACGGCAATACTGTCATTTTCAATGAGAGGTTTGAGGGATCTCCTGAAATTGATGAGAGCAAGTTAACAGTGCAAAAGGAGATTGAACCAAAATCTAATAGATTGGTAATCTTTGATGGTCACTACATTCATACTGGTCATGTTCCTGCACATCATAATAATAGAGTAATATTGAATTCTAATTTTGATTAGATTATGAACATCTTTGTAACGGACTATAGTCCATGGCAATCTGCCAGGGTTCTCCCTGACAAACACATCGT